ATTCCCTACAACCCAGCTCCCAGGCGAAACTTTATAATTAGCGCCGGCGTAAAATGCAAATCTGATTTTTAGGCCGTACGTACCGGTTACGTAACTCCAGCCGCCAACCACCGTGGACAAATCCACGGCGATAGTTTTTTTCTCCCAAGCCCCGCTCTGAAGAATCGTGTAATCCAAAGCAAGCGTCTTTTCGACGGTTCTGGAGGCCGACGGGTGCACCAGTGTTATGCTGTATATACCGGGGAGGTTGCTTTTAGCCCAAAAACTAAATGTCACAACCTTGCCTGCCACCGCCAACACTGCCTCTCTTCCCTCGATTGAATATCTTATGTGAGCTTCATCACCAGGCAAAGGTGAGTGTGATGCTATAACTGAAAATTCAATTGAACTTTGGCTTTGTAGGTTAGGGACATCGGCAGAGCGGGAAATCTTAAATTTTGCTGCTCCTGAACTCTGCCCAAATACAAAGCGATCAGCCGTTGGAGTAAAATGCGGAGGATCATTAAATTCAGTCCCTCGCTGCCACAAATCGAAATTGCCATTAAGCAAAACATTATTCGTCATGGAGCGCACCGTTAATTTACTTAGGGAGTTCCGGCCAAGTGATAGTTTTTGGAAAGCCTGACTGAGTCGAGACCTTTCCCAATTCCATTTTGTAAGCAGCGAAAGCTATAAACCGTTCCCTATCCTCTGCACTGAGCAAGTCCGCTATGTAGGCATCTGCCATGCCAAGCGTCTGTTCGTCCGCTTCTGCAATTCGGGCAACGACTTCTGCCCTAACTGCAGCGGCTTGCTCTTCCTTTGAGACGCTTACGGACGGCTCGGCAAAAGTCCAAATACCCGATGTATCAGTCGCTTCCCAGCCGGGGTATGGCCGAGGTGTGACGTCGGATATATCCACCCATAACATTGACGGATGAAACATTTCCTTAATATCTCCATCCGTCTCAGTAACCTCGAAAATCGTGCCGTTATTGATATAGGCATAGGTTTTCATGATGAATACTCCGTAATAATTACGACCCCCGGGCGACCCGGGAATCCTGCAATGGCAGCTTGGCTCGCGTTTCGACAGATCCCTCCCGCCCCGGAACCGTATCCAGTGGCGTCCGAACCTGAGAGCCCAGTGATACCGGAACCGAGCCCGCCGCTACCGTATGGGGTCGATCCACCATTACCGCCCACGTTTGCGGTAAAGCCCACGCTCCCCGGTTCGCCTGATGAGTTGAAGATCGACCCGCCGCCAGCTTGCGGTCCTGAAGGGGTCCCGGCCACCAAAAAGAACTGCGCCGAAATAGCCGCACCTGTAGCAGACCCCGGCCCACCTGGGGCACTAACCAATGCGCCAAAGCTGCTTGTGCCTCCTGATCCGCCAGGGCCACCGGCTGCACCCGCCGTGCCAGCGCTTCCGACCGAAACCGCAACACCGGAGAAACCGCTAGTGATTCGGCCCTTCGCAAAGCTTCCCGACGCCGCTCCCGCGCTCGCTGCATATTGTGACGCTGATGTCGCCGCGCATCCGCCGCTACCACCACCGCCACCGACCACCTCCACAACTATCGAAGCGGTTCCAGGAGTAGGGATATAGGTGGCGCTCGAAGTGAATGTCCTTACGTTTAAAAGACGTCCGGCCGGCTTGGTAGAAGAGGCCACATACCAGCCGATACCATTACTGGCGACCGTAACTTGCTCACCTTGAGCCAACTGCAGAGTATTGCTCGAATCACCGAAGGCGTCGGCGATCTGCTCTGATCCACTGCCTTTGATAGTGCAGGTTGCCCATGCAGCGAAAGCAATCGCTGTTCCTGGTGGCATGCCTGCCACTGGCGGCAATGTTTGGACCGTTCCAGCGGCGGTCACAACGATGATCTGACCAAAGTTGTTGAGGCCAAGTACGGTGCTTGTGCTGGTTCCCAACAAATTGCTGAAGCTACCAAGCTGGGAGAGATTTACGGCCTGGTTGGTTTTGAGGCCTTTCGGTATCTGAGTGGCACCACCGGTACTGGAGATTAAAACCCATGAACCAGAACCGATAGAAACGTTGTACTGCAGCCACACGTCGCCGCCAGCTACAATCTCACCGCCCTGCAACGCGATGTGCGCCCCACCGACGATAGCTTTCGCTCCTAAGCCATTCGGATTAAAGGTTGCCGGACCGGTGTTGTTGCCGATCGCTTTGCATTTTACAACCAAGCCATCAGAGAGGGCCGATACAGGAGGTGCGAAAGTTGCTGAGATCGCATTTGCTGTTCCTGCTGCGACCGCATATTGGGCCTGACTGTGTCGGGCGAGCCTGCCAATGGCGAGTAAAAGCTGCTCGTTGTTGAACTCGTCCGGTGTCACTGCCGCAGCGGCTAACACGTTCAATATTTCTTCTGTAACCGCGTTCCCCCATTGCGCAGGGATCAACGATCCAGGGGTGCCCGTGCCTGGGTTCTCATCGACAAACTTTCCGCCCACCAGTCCAACACTGGGTACGCTAATCGGATAATCCACGTTCCTACCTCTCAGTCATAATTGATGTGCACAACGGTGTGTGCCGGAGCCGGGCGCCGGATGGTGCATTCGAGCGGGTTGCCCGGGTTCGCACCGAAGCGCTCCCCCCAGTAGCTAACGCCAAAGCGCCGACCCTGGCGCTGCCGGCCGCCCGTGTTGAGCGTCCACATGAACTGGGCGTTCCACGTGCCAAAGTGCGCCGAGCCAAAGCGCGCACGACCGAAGCGCGGCGCTCGATGCTCGGTAATCGTGGCGTTCGGGTAGCCCTGGCTTACGGCGATCTCGATGAAATATGCCCGGCTCTGCCCGCCCACCTCGACCAACCGACGACGTACCGCGAGCCGACGATCTTCAAAAGCGGGATTGGGACCCAGGCACGGGTCAGGCAGCCCCATGATTGCCTCCCAGTCCGGCACCAGTTCGCTGACGCCCGCCGGGTCAATCTCGTTGAGAAGGTCAACAGCCCGGGCATCGAGGCGCGAGAACTCGACGGATACCCCCGTCAACACCAGGTCAATTTCCGGCACCAACTCGGGATCCCAGGCAGGGCCGGAAGGCAGTAGGCCGCGCAGCTGGCGGCGGTACTGCTCTGCGGTTCGCGCTACAGCCATGTGATACCCCCAAAGGTCAATAACTGATTGGCCGCGGCGGGGACGTTGGCCGCCGGCACCGTCAGGGTGTGATCCGTTTCCCCTGCCGCGCCGCTGATCGATTCGCGGATGTGGCTGATTAACAGAGTGCTTCCCAAGCCAGCCTCGCGGTCATGCAGGTCGATCAGGTTGGCGGTGATCGCGGCACGCACTGCTGTGGTGTCCGGTACCGGGTGGATGCTGTAGGCGACCGCCACCCGTACCGGCGCCAACACGTATAGCTCCGCTGTCACCGGCCGCAGAGGCTCGATGTAGGCCTTCACTTCGGCCAATTGCGCTGGGGTGGGCACCGGGTCAAGGTCTTCGTCACGCATGATGAACAGGCCAACTGTGCCGGGGCCCAGATAATTGCCCCGGCACCAGGCCCGGGTCACCCCTGGTACCTCAAGCGCCCAGGTCTCATAGTCGTCCGCCGAGCCGCCATGCGGAATGATGCGGTAGGACCTGACCACCCGCGCGCGTAGCGCCTCGACGCTTTCCTCGGCGATACCGCCAAGCAGGCCTGGCGACAGCACGGTGAAGGCGTTGGTAACCCCTGACACAGGCTGCACCAGGGTCAGCGACAACCCAGCGTCGGCGTTGCCCAGCGTGCCAGCGTCCACCGCTTCGACGGGGGCGGTGTTTAGTCCGGCTACGGTAGTCACGCTGGCAGCCACGCGGTAACTCCGGCCATCACCGGCCTGGAGCACTACGTCAGCGTCGAGCACGGCGCCAGCCGCCGCCTGGAAACTGACCGCCCCTTCGGCGGGTTGGGCGGGTTTGCGGGGCTGTCCCAAACGAAGCTGTGCGATGCGCTCCAACGTGTCTTCATCGGCACGGTCGGGCAGGATCTGTTCGACAATCCAGTCAAGATAGCCGTACAGGCCGTAGGCAGTGCCCGCTAAGGTACGGGCCAACACCTGCGCGTCGGATCGGCGCAGGGCGTCACTGGTCAGATCGCTTTGGGTGCGATCCACCAACACCGGCAACGATGGCGTTTCAAACGGCATAGATCACCTGCCAGGAAGGGGTGGGTTGGATTTCAAGCATGGCGCCGGTGGTCAGCGTGAGCACCACGCCAAGGTTTAACCGATCGATGCCGGCCCGGGCGCTGCTGATCGCGACGTCCAAGACCTGGCCGTCATCGATCAGCCAGCGCAAGGCCTCGGCGGCGTAGTACTCAGCGTCTCGCTGGGTGGCGTCCGTGAGCTTCACGCGGCGCAGCAACCACAGCCTCGAACCGATGCGGTCATCAGCAAACACGGGGTAACTGTCCCCCCACCAGCCGTACAGTTCGTCATCGTC